GCAAAGTAGTTTTCTCCCGTAGATAAGAGAGAACATGCTTAAAAAGATCATATTTCGTCCGGGCGTTTCAAGGGAGAACACAAGGTACGCTTCCGAGACGATTGGCCCTGTTAACTCGCCTACGCAAACGGTAGGCGGGTGGTATGAATGCGACAAAGTAAGATTCCGAGCTTCTACTCCAGAGAAGATTGGTGGTTGGATTCCTACAACCTTAAACACGTTCTTGGGTAAGTGTAGGGCTTTATGGGCGTGGGCTACCCTAGACGGGACTAAGCTCGTTTCCGTTGGGACGAATCTTAAGTACTACATCATGCGGGGAGGTGTTTACTACGACATCACACCCGTTCGGGTAACGGTTACCCTGACCAATCCTTTTACTGCAACTAATCTTTCTTCTACGATCACTGTAGCCGCCACGGCTCATGGCGCTGTAACGGGTACTTATGTAACGTTCTCTGGGGCTACAGGTCTTGGAGGAAATATCACTGCTGCGGTTTTAAACCGTGAGTATCAGATTACAGTGGTGGATGTAAACACTTACACGTTCGTAGCTACGGCTACCGCAAACACGTCGGATACGGGTAACGGCGGAACAGTTTCAGCGGCGTATCAATACAACGTAGGGCCAGAGTTCCAAGTACCTCTCACTGGTTGGGGTGCTGGTCTTTGGGGATATGGTACGTGGGGGAACGGTCAATCCGCTTCTACTTCCATGAGGCTGTGGAGTCAGTCTAACTTTGGAGAGAACTTAATCTTCGGATATCGCGGCGGACCTATTTTCTACTGGCAGAATTCACTTGGAGTGGGGACTCGTGCTTCTACATTGACCACAGGGGACACTCCATCGGTTCAGAACTACTTAATGGTATCGGACGCCAGTCGATTTATAATGGCGTTTGGCGTGAATGATTACGGAAGTTTTGCTCAAGACCCCATGCTAATTAGGTGGTCAGATCAGGAATCTACTACAAGCTGGACGCCATCAGCTACGAATCAAGCAGGAAGTTTAAGACTATCTCATGGCTCTCAGATCATTACGGCTCTCCAATCCCGTCAAGAGATCTTGGTTTGGACGGATTCGTCTCTTTATGCCCTACAGTATCTTGGACCACCAGTTGTTTGGGGTAGTCAGATCTTGGGGGATAACATTTCCATTCTGTCGGAGAACGCTGTTTCTCTGGCCTCTGGCGTAACTTATTGGATGGGCGTAGATAAGTTCTACAAATACGACGGACGTGTTAATACTTTACGTTGCGATTTAAGACAATACATTTATTCCGATATTAACCTTCAACAGAACCAACAAGTGTTCTCTGGAACCAATGAAGGATTTAATGAGGTCTGGTGGTTCTACTGCTCTGCCAACTCAACTACTGTAGATAGATATGTTGTCTATAACTACTTGGAAGACGTATGGTACTACGGTACTATGGCTAGGACAGCGTGGTTAGACTCTGGTATTTTAGACAACCCCATAGCCACGACTTATGCAAATACAATGGTAAACCACGAAGTCGGAGTGGATGACAACATCAACGGTACTCCCGTAGCTCTGGCTGCGAACATTCAATCTTCCGAGTTCGATATCGACGACGGACACAACTTTGGATTTATCTACAGGATGCTACCTTACTTGACCATCAGGGGATCTGCAACTAGCCCGACTCCTCAAGTGACGATGACACTGATCCCTCTGGCTAACTCTGGTTCGGGATATAACATACCTCAATCAGAAGGCGGAAGCAGTAGTGCAGCAGTACAAAGGATAGCCACCGTACCAGTAGAACAATTTACAGGACAAGTATTTATAAGGGTCCGAGGAAGACAGTTGGTATTTAAGATCGAGTCCAATCAGTTGGGGACGACATGGCAGTTAGGCGCTCCTAGAATTGACATCAAGTCTGATGGCAGAAGGGGTAATTCATGACGTACATGATCACCTCAACAAGGCCACTAAATCAGGTCGTAGCGCCTCGTTTACCCAACGCCCCTATCCAGTACGAGCAAAAACACATAGACGCGTTAAACAACGTTTTACGCCTATACTTTAACCAAGTGGATGGAATATTAAAACAGCTTCAGTCGGACGGTGAATTCTTTACAGTCTATACCGTGGCAACTTTACCGAGTGCAGTAGCTTCTGGGGCTGGAACTAGGGCCTTTGTATCGGATGCTTTATTACCCGTGTTCGGTTCTATAGTTGTAGCTGGCGGAGCAGTTAAAGTACCCGTGTATTCAGACGGAACTAATTGGAGGGTTGGATAAATGGCGGACTATTCAATAACCCCATATTATTCTGGCAGAGGATATTACGATGTTACTGGCGCTGACGGCAACAAGTATATCTACGTACCAAAAGAATTTGTAGAAAAGGGTTTTGTTGCTGGCGGAACCCAATGGTTAAATGATAATTTTTTAAATCCAAATTTGCTTAGTAAAGCATCTGAGTTTAAATTGGATAACGCAGATGCAATAACTGGTGCGGCTAAGAGTCTTTATTCGGACCCAACTAAAGGTTACGTATGGAAATATGACGATTTAGCCCCATACGCAAACGGCTTTAGTTTTGGTGGATACGGGATATCACCTGATTTCCCAGCTATTCAGGGCATGAGTTCAGTTAATGGAAAGCCCGCTTATGCCACCACACCTGCGCCGGGGCAAGATGCGTCCTTTCTGACCGACATGAACGGCGGTGCAAACTTTAAACACACAAAAACCGTTATAACATCCAGTGGAGGTGGCGGATTTTTTGGTGATCTTTTGGGTTCAATAGCTACCGGCATGAAGAGTTTGGTTGGGGGTGTGTCGGATGTTTTGGGCGGCTTGGTTGGGGGTGTATCAAACGCAGTGGCGGGTTTAGGCCAAGGTGTATCAGACGCTATTCATGGTATTGGAACTACTGTAGCTAAAAGTCCGTTGCTTTCTACTGCGGCCTATGCGGTTATGGTTGCAAATGGAGTTCCGCCGCCCGTTGCCGCTGGATTGGTTTCCGCAAACGCTGGAGCTTCGCCTGAGAATATTGTTAAGAACATGGCCTTGGCTGGAATTGGATCTGAGATAGCAAGCCAAGTAGCTCCCGAAATTTCTAAACTAAGTGCAAGCCAGCTTTTTGGCCAAGCTGCTGGACAAGCTGCTGGTTCTGCCGCTAGTGCTGCTCTTGCTGGTAAAGATCCTCTTGCTGCTGCGCTTACTTCATTTGCTGCCAGCGGTGCCAATGTTGCAGCGGGTGATATTGTTAAAGACATACCGGGCTTTGAAAATTTGCCTAAGACGGCGCAAGATTCTGTTAGATCGGCGGTAAGCGCTTCTTTACAGGGCAAAGATCCCACAATGGCCGCTGTTGGAAACGCAATGAACGCGGGCGTTAAAGAAGCCGTTAAATACGGAGCAAACATTTTTAACGGTTCTGTTACAAACATAGATCAAGCCGACTTTGGAACTAATCAAGGTGCCGTAAATAAAGTAGCGGAGATGGAGGCGCGGGAAAAAGAAGCGGAAGCTCAAAGACAAGAACAAGCTAGACAAGAAGCTCTTGCTGAGGAAGCTCGTCAACAAGCGGCGGCCTTAGAAGCGCAGAGACAAGCCGAGGCGGAAGCTGCTAGACAACAAGCCGAAAGACAAGCGGAAGAAGCCCGACGAGCAGAAGAGGAAAGACTTAGGCGGGAAGCGACTCAGCCTCCACCTCAAAATCCAATTACCGTTCCCGGGGAGGGCGGTACTACAGCTAATATTGACCCCAATACTGGGGGAGTAACTGTTTCTGAACCAACTGAGCCGCCCCCCGCAATCGAGACGCCCGCAACAGAACCCTCGACCAAAGAACCAGATGTAACGCAAACGTTAACGGATGCTGGGTTGAAGGAAGAGCCTTGGAACCCCCCAACGGATTTACCCCCTGCGAATACTCCAACTGGTTTGGATAACGAACGCGGCGTAAACGAATCTGGCGTTCTTATGCCTGATGGTAGTTTTAAAACTTGGGCTCAGTTGGATGAACTGGCTGGCGTTCCACCCGGCACGATTTATACCGACGGCGGATCTACGATAACTCAGCAAGAGTTACAAGATATTCTTAATCATACTTATACGCCCAAAGGGACTACTCCTACAACACCTGCTCCCAAGCCAACTACTCCAAAACCAACAACAACGCAGCCTACAACTCAACCGGTTACACAGCCCACAACTCAGCCGGTAGCTCAGCCCGCACAGCAGTCTAACCCCTTGGGTATGTTGGCTTTATTGGATATACTTGGACAACCACAACAACAACAACCACAACAACCACAACAACAGGGTGCCGATATAAGATTGATGGAAAATATATTTGGTACTGATTTATATACGCCCCGTCCAGAGGGTACAAAAAAATACTCTAGTGGCGGAGAAATTGAAGCGCTACTACACTTATTGAGGAGCTAAAAATGGCAGACGATAGCATTGCAGGATATGACATAACAAATGATTTTAATTCGCCAAGTTTGGTGGATACATCTTATACATCTGGCACCAACAATATTAACAATATAGATCTATCTTCTTCGGGTGAAGATGTAACAAACGATCCCGGCTATAGTGATGCAAATGGTGCAATTACAAAAAATGCAGATGGAAGCTATACATACAAAACTTGGGCTCAATTAGACACAATTGCTGGCGTTCCAACTGGCTCTACTTATGGAGATAGTGGGGCTGTAGATCTTGGAAATTGGTGGAACAAACTTGGCACCTCCATACAAAATACATTTCTTCAAAAAGACGCAAAAGGAAATCCTATTGCTGGTCAGTACGATATTGGGAAAATTTTAGCTGCTAGCGGTGGAGCGTTGGGTGGATTGGCTGGTCTTATGGGGGTTAATAAGCCTACGACTACTCCGTCTGGCTATCAGGGTGGTATTCCACAATTAACTGCTGTGCGTACTGCACTTCCTCAACCGGCTCGTACACCTTACACAGGTCAGCCAGCTATGGGCCGTAGGTATTTTACAGATACCCAATACGTGGCTCCTGCTCAGGCTGAAGCTACTCGGGCCGCGCAACAGCAAGCTATACAACCAGTTCAAGCTGCACACGGAGGGCTTATGGCCGCAAAAGGAACTTATCTACGTGGTTCTACCGATGGTATGGCTGACGAACTCAACACTTCTATCGAGGGCAAACAGCCGGCCAAGTTAAGTCACGGGGAATTCGTGGTGCCCGCAGACGTGGTATCCCACTTGGGTAATGGCAACTCTGACGCTGGTGCAAAGAAGCTGTATCAGATGATGGACCGTATTCGCATGGCTCGTACTGGTACTAAGAAGCAGGGTAAAGAAATCAACCCAGATAACTTCATGCCCGGCGGTAAAGTCGGCTATGCTCAAGGTGGAATAGCTACGTTTGAAGGGGGTGGTGGAGTTTCGGATGGAACCGCTGCCGCTTTAAAAACTGGTCTTACAGGTACGGAATCCAACCTTTCCAACTGGGCTGGTCCGTATGTAACAAACATGCTTGCCCAAGGTCAAGCTCTGGCTAATCAGCCGTATCAAGCCTACACAGGTCAACTGACGGCGGGGACTTCTCCGCTTCAGCAGCAAGCGTTCCAAGGCGCTCAGGGTCTGTCCACTCCAACCAACATGGGCGGGTTTAACGCTCAGTCATTTACGGGTCAAGGTATTGCTCAGCAGTACATGAATCCTTACTTACAAGCAGCTCTTGATCCACAGTTAGCTGAAGCTCGTAGGCAGTCTCAGATCACGCAGACTCAGAACGCTGGCAAGTTAACTGGCGCAGGTGCTTACGGCGGTGGACGACAAGCTATTATGGATGCCGAGACACAGAGAAATCTCGCAACTAATCTAGCAAATATCACGGGTCAGGGTTACGCTAGTGCCTACGACAAAGCCATGCAGCAGTTCAACACAGAACAACAAGCCGCTCAACAGGCACAAAATCTTACAAACCAGTACGGTCTTAACGTGCTTGGCCAACAGGCCGGCTTGTGTCAGACTCAGCGAGGAATTGAATCCGAAGCCGTTGCCGCAGATAAAGCTCAGTTTGAAGAAGAAAGACTTAATCCCTACAAGATGGTTCAGTTCCAGCAGTCTCTCCTTAGCGGGCTTCCCACGACGGCACAGAACTACAATATGGCTCAGCCTAGCTTGTTACAGAGCTTGTCTCAAGGTGCGGTTTTTGGAAACAAGAGCATGAACGCAATTCTTGAGACACTTGGTATTATTCCGCCAACGACCACCACTTCATCTGGGCAAACAAGCACAACATCCGCTGGAAAGACTTAAGGATATATTATGCAAACTACAGTTAACGACATTGCATCTTTGTTCATGGGGAACCCCGGTGCGCT